GAATCAAAAAGCCGTACCCCCACACGAAGCACCAAAGAAGCACAAAGTTAGGAGAACAAAGCACAAAGTTCCGCAGAAATAGAGGCAAGTTTTGTGGAGAATTATATACTTTCATACTACCAAGATATAAAAGACGGCACAGCGGTTGTCAGTACATGGGTAAACAAGGTCTATGAGCTGATAGTACACGGCATTGAAGACGGTTTATACACCTACGATGCTAAAAAAGCCAATAAAGCCATATCGTGGATAGAAGAACATTGCTTCCATGTGGAAGGTGAACTTGCGCCTGGGAAGCTGAAACTTGAATTGTGGCAGAAGGCTTTAATATCTTGCATATTTGGGATATGCGATAAAGACGGCAGAAGGCAATTCCGTGAAGTTCTGCTTGTTATCGGCAGAAAGAACGGAAAGAGTTTACTTTCCGCAGCCATCATGAATTACATCTTCAGAGAGGATGGCGGTTTTGGTACAAGGGTGTATTGCGTTGCGCCTAAACTTGACCAAGCTGACATAGTTTACGAAGGCACATGGGCAATGGTGCAACTTGATCCAGAGCAGATTGCGTTGCGTGAGGCGGTGCAATCAGCAAGGGAGGCAACACACCAAAAGGTGCAAGAGGCTGACGAGCTGATAAAGAAAAGACGAAGTGACCTGTACATAGCAAAGACCAATTCAACGGTCAAGAAGATTGCATTCAGCGCAAAGAAGTCTGACGGCTTCAACCCATCTTTGACCATTTGTGACGAGATCGCAAGCTGGCAAGGTGATGCTGGTCTGAAACAATACGAAGTCATGAAGTCCGGCATGGGCGCACGGCCTGAAGGCATCATGTTATCGTGTACTACTTCAGGTTATCAGAATGACAGCATATACGATGAACTTGTGAAACGTGCAACACGGTTTCTTCTTGGTGAAAGTAAAGAAACCAAGCTGTTGCCGTTTCTTTACATGATAGACGATATAGAAAAATGGAATGACATCAACGAGCTGCGGAAAAGCAACCCAAATTTGGGTGTGTCGGTGTCTGTTGACTATCTGCTTGAAGAAATAGCAATAGCAGAAGGGTCTTTGTCAAAGAAGGTTGAATTCATTACCAAGTATTGCTGTCTGAAACAAAACAGCAGCACGGCATGGCTATCAACGCAGACAGTACAGAAGTGCATGGGTGATGAAATAAAACTTGAATCACTGTCAAAGTGCTATGGTGTTGTGGGTCTTGACCTTTCACAGACAACAGACCTAACTTCAGCTTGTGTAGTAGTAGAGAAGAACGGCATTTTGCACGTTGTTTCAAAGTTTTGGCTTCCGGCAGAACGCATTGACGAAGCATCAGATCGTGACGGTGTTCCATACAGGTTATACATTGAACGTGGCCTGTTAGCACAAAGCGGTGACAACTTTGTTGATTACAGAGATTGTTACAACTGGCTTGTTGACTTGGTTGAAAAATACAACATACTTCCGTTGGTTGTCGGTTATGACCGATATTCAGCGCAATATTTAATACAAGACTTAAATGCCTATGGTTTCAAGTGTGACGATGTTTGGCAAGGTGAAAACCTTTGGGGAGTTATGCAAGAAGCTGAAGGCTTAATGAAAGATGGTAAAGTGTGCATCGGTGACAATGACCTGTTGAAGATGCACTTTTTGAATTCCGCTGTGAAAATGAGTACCGAAAGAGGCAGAGGCAAACTGATTAAGGTTTCACCAACAGCGCATATAGACGGAATGGCAGCCTTCTTGGATGCCATGACAGTACGGCAGAAATGGTGGCCTGAAATCGGCCATCAGCTTAAAAATGAGAGGTAATTAAATGTCATTATTTGATGCTATTTTCAGACCGAATAAAGAACAGCAGAAGGCGGTGCGGTCTGAATTCTTCAAAACACTGACAGGTTACAAACCTGTCTTTCATACTTGGCAAGGGTCAATTTATGAAAGTGAACTGATCCGTGCAGCCATTTATGCAAAAGCAAGACATATCAGCAAATTAAAGTTTGATTCCGTTGGCTCTGCCAAGATTGGCTTACAGAGCAAATTGCATCAAGGTGCAAACCAATGGCAAACGTGGTCACAGTTCCTGGCGAGAACATCAACGATATTAGACATACACAACACAGCATTTATTGTTCCTGTCAAAGATAAAGACCTAAACACAACAGGCTATTACACAGTGCTTCCAACAAAGTGCGAAGTGTTGGAATACAAGAATGAAGTATGGCTGCGGTATGAATTCCATCGTGGGCAGATGGCAGCGGTAAGGCTGTCTGAATGCGTTGTACTTACACAGCATCAGTATAAAAGTGATTTCTTCGGTGAAACCAATTATGCGTTAGAGCCAACCATCAAGATGATTGACCTTAACACACAGGGAATTGAAGAAGCCATCAAGAACGGTGCTACTTTCCGCTTTTGGGCAAAGTCAAACAATTTCGCATTTGATGATGACCTAAAAAAGGAGGCAAACCGTTTTGGGTCACTTGCATTCACAGGTGACAATGACGGAATGCTTTTGTTCCCTAACACCTACACAGACATTCACCAATACGAAAACAAGCCGTACACGGTTGATTCTGACCAGCTGAAGCAGATACAGGACAATGTGTACAACTACTTCGGTGTGAATGAAGATGTGCTTCAGAATAAAGCATACGGTGATGCGTGGTCTGCATTCTATGAAGGTGCTATTGAGCCGTTTTCTATCGCACTTTCTGAAGGTCTTACAAAGGCCATGTTCACGGAAAGAGAAAGAGCAAACGGCAACGAAGTCATGTTCACATCAAACAGACTTCAGTACATGAGCAACGCAGACAAGTTAGCGGTAGCTGCACAGCTGACCGACAGAGGTATATTCAGCATCAACGAAGCAAGGGAAGTATTTAATTTAGCACCTGTAGAAAACGGAGATATTCGCACAATAAGAGGCGAGTATAAGAACGTAGATGACTTGGAGGTAACACCAAATGAATAGAGATATTGAACTTGTAACAATAACAAGACCAAAAAGAGAATACAGAAACATGAATTTTGAAGTCAGAGAAGAAGGCACAGAGCCTTCTTTTTTAGTTGAAGGATATGCGTCAACCTTTGAGCCTTACAAGCTCATTGAAATTGATGGAGAAGACTACAACGAAAGGATAGAGCCAACAGCCTTTGACAATGCAGACATGACCGATGTGGTTTACCGCATTGACCATGAAGGCAAGGTGTTCGCACGTTCATCTGCCGGAACTATCAAACTTGACATTGATGAACACGGCCTTCACCAAGTAACAGACTTGGGAAGAACAAGAGCTGGACAGGAACACTTTGAAGAAATAAAGGCTGGTAATTATCCGCAAATGTCTTTTGCATTCACGGTTGCAGAAGACCATTACGATGCGGAAACAAGAACACGAATCATTGACCGAATTGGGAAGGTCTTTGACATAAGTGCGGTTAGTTTCCCAGCTAACCCAACCACAGAACTTCATGTGCGTGACTACTTCAACGGAGTGATTGAAGCGGAAAAGGCTGCCGAAGCGGAGCGACTAAAGGCAGAGGAAGCAAGACGGAGCGATCTTGAACGCAGGCAGAAGTTATCAAAACACATTCAGGAGGTTATTACCAAATGACATTAGACGAATTAAAAGAAAGGCTTTCAGCCATTGATGCTGAACTTTCTGACATCGTTTCACAGCTTGACGAAGAGCCGACAGAAGAGCCAAGAGAAGATGCTCCTGAAGAAGAAGGCAGAGCATCCACAGAAGAACTTGAAACAAGAAGCAACAAGCTGATGGAAGAAAGACAGAACATCCTGGCTGAAATTGAAAAAGCCGAAAAAGCCATTGAAGAAGAAAAAAGAGCAATGGCAGACGTTATTTCAGAAGTTAAAACCGAAGTAATTGAAAAAAGAGAGGATTCCAAAATGACAAACATGGAAATCAGAAATTCAAAAGAGTACATCAACGCATTTGCAGAATACCTGAAGAACGGTGAAGACGCAGAATGCCGTGCGCAGCTGACAGAAAACGTAAGTGGCACAATTCCTGTTCCTGAAATGGTCTATGACATCGTAAAGACCGCATGGGAACGTGACGGCATCACTTCAAGAGTAAAAAAAGCATACGTTAAGGGCAACCTGAAGGTTGGTTTTGAAATCAGCTCCACAGGCGCAACAGTACACACTGAAGGAAGCGGTGCTGTAACGGAAGAAACACTTGTACTTGGTGTTGTTAATCTTGTACCAAAGAGCATCAAGAAGTGGATTTCAGTTTCTGACGAAGCACTTGACCTTCGTGGCGAAGAGTTCCTGAGATATATCTATGACGAACTTACATATCAGATTGCAAAGAAGGCTGCTGACGAGCTGATCGCAGCTATCAAGGCTTGTGGCACAGTATCAACCACAACACAGGTTGGTGTTCCGGCTATCACATCCACAACTGTAGGTGTTGGCCTTGTAGCACAGGCAATGAGCCTTCTGTCTGACGAAGCAGCAAATCCTGTTGTAATGATGAACAAGGCAACTTGGGGTGCATTCAAGGCCGCACAGTATGCAAACGGCTTTGATGCTGATCCGTTTGAAGGTCTGCCTGTAGTATTCAACAACACTATTGCAGCATTCAGCGCAGCAACAACAGGTGTTCCTTATGCCATCGTTGGTGACCTTGAACAGGGCGCACTGATGAACTTCCCTAACGGTGAAGGAATTGACTTCAAGGTTGACGAGCTTTCACAGGCTGAATATGACCTTGTAAGAATCATCGGCAGAGAATTTGTCGGCATCGGTGTAGTAGCACCAAACGCATTCGTAAAAATTACGAAATAGTTAATTGATGCTTGAGTGGAGGCAAACATCATGGAAAAGAAAATTCTCATTGCTGTGCCATGTATGGACATGGTTTCAGCGAGATTTGCGCAAAGTCTTGCAACACTGAAACGAGTTCACAAATGTTCAATATCGTTTCTTTCAGGCTCCTTAATATACGATTCAAGAAACAAGTTGGCTGGATTAGCCGTTGAGATGGAGGCAGATTATATTTTATGGCTTGATTCTGACATGGTATTCCAGCCAAACCTTCTTGAACGTATGCTGAACGTGCTTGACGAACACGAAGAGATTGACATTTTGACGGGCTTGTACTTCAGAAGGGGTGGAAAGTTTTCACCTGTAATTTACAAGAAACTTGAAGCAGACGAAAAAGGCCTTGTTGAGTATGAGGACTACGAAGGTATTCCTGAAGAACTTTGCGAGGTTGCCGGATGCGGTTTCGGTTGCGTACTGATGCGCACGGATTGTCTGCTTGACATCGCAGCCAAAGAAGGTGGCGGTGTTTGGTTTACACCTTTTCTTGGTGCTGGTGAGGATTGTTCCTTTTGTATAAGGGCAAGACAGAACGGATACAAGATTTATTGCGATCCGTCAATTGATTTAGGACACATGGCCTATGCGCCTGTGACTAAAGATTTCTATAAAGCAATGAAGGAGAGCTGATAATGGCTTTGATTGATACTTGCAAAACGGCTTTAAGAGTGACAACAGATGCCTACGATGCCGAGATAACAGAATACATTGAAGCAGCCAAACTTGATTTAGGCATAGCTGGAGTTGAAACAACTGTAGCAGACAGCCTTGTTAATAAGGCAATTCTGACTTATGTGCGTATGAGTTTTGGCGCACCAGCGAACTATGACAAGCTGAAAGCTGCTTACGATGAGCAGAAGGCACAGATGATGATGGCAACTGGCTACACTGATTGGGGTGATGCGTAATGACGGACGTTATAACGCTTATCACACAGGCCATCACAACAGACAAATACGGAAACGAAGTTGCGACAGAAACAGAACGCACTGTGTATTGCGAAGTTGATTCAATATCACAGACAGAGTTTTACGCAGCCGCCAACACTGAACTGAATCCTGAATACCGCTTCACCATTTTCTTCGGTGACTATGAAGGGGAAAGTTTAGTCAAATTCAATGGCGCAAGATATTCCGTATATAGAACGTACAGAACAGGGGATGACCTTGAACTGTACACTGAAAGGAAGATTGGCGCATGAGCAAGAACATTGTTGTAAGTCCTGAAGGCTTTGAAAAAGCTGTCATGAAGGCACTTGCTGAATACGGTGACAAGACAACAGAAATGCTTGAAACCGTCGCAAAAAGCAATGCAAGACAGGCCGTAAGTGCGTTAAAAGGTCAGGCACCAGGCGGTGAATATTCCGCTGGATGGTCGCACAAAGCGCAGAAGGGCGGAGCATACAAACTGTCAGAAACGGTTTACAACAGACAGTATCAACTGACACACCTTCTTGAAAAGCCACACAGCACAGGCGGTGGAGGTCATTATCCAAAAAATGTTGACTACACAGGACAAATCGCAAAGGTTGAAGAAGAATACACAAATAAATTCATGGAGGAGGTATTGAGCAAATTATGACATTAAAAGAAGTTGCAGATTTAATTGCATCTTGTGGTTTTACTTGGCGTTATAGTCATTTTTCACAGACACCAAATCCACCTTATGTTGTGTATTACTATCCTTCAGAGAATGATGTTCATGCGGATGATTCTAATTTTGTCAACCGCAGACAGTTGTTCATAGAACTGTTCACAAAGGGCAAGGATTATGACAAGGAAGCCATTATTGAAACCAAGCTGAAGCAAGCTGGTCTGACTTGGTACAAGCAAACGGATTTTCTTAATGATGAATCGTTATATCAAACAACCTACGAAATGGAGGTCATTATAAATGGCAACGAATAAAGTACAGTACGGATTGAAAAACGTGTACTATGCAACTGTTACTGTTGGCACTTCTTCAGTAACATACGGAACTCCTGTTGCATGGCCTGGTGCTGTATCACTTTCACTTTCTGCTGAAGGTGACACAAATGATTTCTATGCCGACAACATCAAGTATTTCACAGCTATTGCCAACAACGGTTACAGCGGTGACTTTGAATCAGCCATGATTCCTGATTCATTCAGAACTGACATCATGGGGGAAACAGTCGGCACAGGCGCAAAGTCCGGCATTTACTATGAATCGGCAGATGTACAGCCAAAGGCATTTGCGCTTCTGTTCCAGTTTGAAGGAGATCAGAACGCAACGAAGTATGCTCTGTACAATTGCAAGATGGCAAGACCTGACATTGAATCTTCAACAACTGAAGATGGCATTGAGGTGCAGACCGTCAGCGGTGAAATCACAGCATCACCAAGAGCATTTGACAATGTTGTAAAGGCACAGTGTGCTTCAACGGCTGCAACGGCATACAGCAATTGGTTTACAACCGTACAGGAGTAACACACATAACGCTCACAGGCTTAAATTCAGCCTGTGAGCGGTTTTTGTAGTTAAGACAATAATTTATATTACGGAGGCAAAACGATGTTCAAAACTTTGAATATTGACGGAAAGGAAATTGAATTTTCTGCAAACGCAGCAACACCTTTCCGCTACAGACAAGTATTCCACAAAGACTTACTGTCAATTTTGGGGAATGAAGAAAAAGCACAGAACGAAGGTGTGGAAGCGGTCACGGAGTTGGCATTCATCATGGCAAAACAGGCAGAAAAAGCCGACATGGGGAAGCTGAACGAAGAAGTGTTCTTTGAATGGCTTGAAGGCTTCGGATCAATGGCATTTGTAAACAATGCTGAAGACATTCTGAACGTGTACATGGAATCAACCGAAACAACGTCCACACCCTAAAAAAAGACAGAGAGAAACCACACGGAAGTTGACCACAGGGTTGTTCATGCTTCGGTGTAAAGAAATGGGTTTCTCTGTTAATGAGTTAGAACAAATAGACTTTGGTGTTGTTGCGGACATGATGACGGAACAGGGCAATGATTCGTACAAATATCCGTACAAGGCAACACAAAAAGATTTTGATTCGTTTTGATATGACTAAAAACAATTATTGCGTTTACGTTCACGCAAACAAAATGAACGGAAAGCGGTATGTTGGTGTTGCTAAAAACTTAAAACAAAGATGGGCGAGTGGATATGATTCTTGCCCATTTTTTTATAAAGCAATCCAAAAGTATGGTTGGGATGGTTTCACACATTATGTTTTATTTGATGGATTGTCTTTGGAAGAAGCTGACGAAATAGAACGTGAATACATCCAAAAGTATAAAACGCAAGACCGAAAGTACGGCTATAACATCCTTCCTGGCGGTCACGGCGGTGGAATGTTGGGGAAACACCATACCGAAAAAACAAAACAAAAAATGCGTGAAAAGCACGAAGGGCGCAAATTCACGGAAAGCCACAAGGCAAATTTAAGCAAAAGCCATTTGGGTAAAAAATCACATTGTAAGCCTGTTGTGTGTTTAGACACAGGGGTAATTTACGAAAGTGGGCGAATGGCTGAAAGAATTACAGGTTCAAGGTCAAAGGGTATAAGCCAATGCTGTCTTAATAAGCAAGAAACTTGTAATGGATTAAGATGGGCATTTGTAAAGTAAGAGGATAAGGCATGGCTGGTTATATAAAAGGCATAACAATTGAATTTGGTGCTGATACTTCAAAGCTAAATGGAGCATTGAAGAAAACGCAAGGCACAATAAACAAAACACAAGCCGAGCTTAAACAGATAAACCGTGCGCTGAAATTCAATCCTGGCAACACAACACTTCTGCGTCAGAAGTTTGAACTGTTACAGCAAAGCGTGAAGGAAACAAGCCTGAAGCTGAAACAGTTAAAAGATATGCAACGGCAGATGGATGCTGCCGGAGTTGACAAGACTTCTGCACAGTACAGAGAACTTGAACGTGAAATAGTCAAGACAGAAAGTCAGCTTAAACAGGCAGAAGGTGCACTGAAGGCATTTGGATCAGTTGGCAAACAGCAAGTGTTGGCGGTTGGTCAGGCCTTTCAGAGTGCTGGAGCTAAAATCAAATCAGCTGGACGCACGATAACAACAACCTTTTCTGTCTATGGCGCAGCTGGTATATATGCTGGCGCAAGGCTCATTGACATGAGCGAGAAACAGACACAGGCAGAAAACAAACTTGCTGAAATATACAAGTCAAGAATGGGTGTCGGCAAACAGGCTGTGAAGTCAACACTTGCACTTGCAACGGCACAGCAGAAGGCTGGTGTTGTAGGTGACGAAGTACAGTTGGCAGCTGCACAGCAATTAGCAACTTATGCTAAATATCCGTCAACAGTAAATACCATGCTCCCGGCTCTGAACAATCTGCTTGTTCAGCAGAAAGGATTGAACGGCACACAGGAAGACGCAACGGCACTTGCAAATCTGTTCGGTAAAGCCATGATGGGTCAGACAGGCGCATTGAAACGTGCTGGAATATCTTTCACGGAAGCACAGGAAGAAGTGCTGAAGTACGGAACAGAAGAAGAAAAGGCTGCCATGATTGCGGAGGTTGTCCAGCAGAATGTTGGCAACATGAATGCTGAATTTGCCAAGACCGATGCCGGAAAGATTCAACAGGCCAAGAACACACTTGGTGACATGGGTGAAGAAATCGGTGCTGTATTGCTTCCAGCGGTTGCAGACCTTGCAACATGGATTGGTGACCATCTGTTACCGAAAATTCAAAGCCTTATTTCATGGCTTCAGCAACATCCTAAAATCGCAACATTCGCACTTGCACTTGCTGGTATAACAGCGGTGGCTGGTCCTTTGATAATGGTAATAGGTGGCATAGTTTCAGCCATAGGAACATTAATAACATTTGCACCTATTCTTGCTGGTGCTTTTGGCGCAATTTCTGCGCCTGTTCTTGCGGTTGTCGCAGCCATTGCAGCGGCAATAGCAATCGGTGTTGCGCTGTATAAGAATTGGGATACCATCAAGGCAAAGGCAACACAGGTATTCAATGCAATAAAAACAACCGTCACAACGAACTTCAACACGTTGAAAAACACTGTTACAACGGTATGGAATTCAATCAAGAACGCAATAACCAAGCCGATTGAAACGGCAAAGAGCGTTGTTCAGAAGGCCATCAATAAAATTAAATCATTCTTCCCACTGAAAGTCGGCAAGATATTTAGCGGAATGAAATTGCCACACTTCAGCATTAAAGGCTCACCACCATTCGGCATAGGCGGTAAAGGCACAAAGCCAAGCATATCCGTTAATTGGTATAAAAAAGCAATGCAACAGCCGTATATGTTCAGCAATGCAACACTGTTTGGTGCTGGTGAGTCAGGTGACGAAATGCTGTACGGCAGAAATTCACTTTTGAATGATATTGCAACAGCCACAGGCGGTGGGGAAGTTGTCGCAAGGTTGGCAGCTATTGAAGCAATACTTGATTATTATCTGCCGAAAGGACAACAGATCGTGATGGACAACGGTGCGCTTATTGGTCAAGTTAATAGAGGATTAGGAATGCGGTTATGATAAGAAACTTTACACTTAAAAATTCACTTGGTGCAACATTCAGTTTGATGAACGCACAGCAAGGTGCATATTTCAACCCAGCTGGTTTAGGCTTTGACGATGTAACGGAATATGAACAGGTCGGTGAATTCTTTGCACCTTTGACGCAGAGATTTGGGCAGCAAGTCATAACAGGTGTAATGGTGTTCGGTGCAAAGCCGTATGAAAGTTATCTGACCTTCACAAAGTTTTGTCAGCACTCACCTTTGTCATTGATATATGAAACGGATGCCGGAGCATTTCAAATCCCTTGCAGATTGACCAAGATAGAAAAAGGTGACACAGACGGTTGGACATATCTTGAATGTAACGTGGAATTCACAGCACTTGCAAGGATGTACAAGACCGTAACAGCCAACAACACAGGAACGGCTGGAGGCGGTAAAGCGTACCTTGCAAAAGACTTGCCAGATATAACAGGCTCAATCATAACAATAGACAATGCGGAAGCTGGAGAAGTATTAAACATTACAGCCGACATAGACCCCATCCAAGACCTACACGGATACGATGCTCCGTGGGTTGGCGGTGCGGGGAAGAATAAACTTGATGTTGAAGGTCGAAATATATCTTCAAGTTCCCAATCATCAGATACTATTTACATTGAAACGTGTACGGCAATAAAAAACGGTGATACAGTTATTGCTACTGTTACGGGCGCGTGGAGTAAAATAAGATTTGCTCTTGACACTACCAAATTAGTGTCTGGTCAAACATACACTTTTTCTTGTAAGTATGCTAATCCAAGCCGTGGAACAATAGGAATTGGTTGGTATGATACTGCATGGCGTGATGTTACAACAAGTACGGCTACGTCTATAACAATGAGTACAACATTTACATATAGTGGGCAAGGAGTGCTGATACTTGGTGTGATTATCAACAATACTAATTCAAACACAGGTGCAACAGTAACAATAAGTGAAATTCAACTCGAACTCGGCTCAACCGCCACAGCGTGGACACCATACGAAAACATCGGCCCAATCAGCGGACACACAGAGGTTGATGTGGTAGTAAGTCCGACCACAGACGCAGCAGATGGCATGACCTACACCACACCACTCGGCCAGACAGTATACGGCGGTACGTTAGATGTTGTCAGTGGGGTGCTGACGGTTACACATGGGAATATAGCAAGTTACAACGGCGAGACATTACCGTCAACATGGATAAGCGACCGTGATGTATATGCAAGTGGTACGACGCCGACAACAGGCGCACAAGTTGTCTACGAACTTGCCACACCACAGACCTACCAACTCACACCGCAACAAGTGAAAACCATTTTGGGTAAAAACAACATATTTGCGAATAGTGGTTACATTACCATCACAGGGCGCAAAACATATGGGTACAAATACAATTATACCTATGGTGACTTTGTTGCAGATACTGTCACAATTGATTCTGATTCCGTAACCGCTTCACCTTGCAGAATTTCCATATTTGGTGAATGCACAAACCCAACATGGAGGCATTACCTTGACGGAAATTCTGTTGCGACAGGTTATTACAACGGCACGATTCCAGATGGTCACAAACTTGTAATTGACACAACTTCATCACCTTATTCAATTGAGGAACAGGACATTTCAGGCAATCTGATTGCAGACAGATATGAGCTGTGTGACTTTTCAACAGAACGATTCTTCTTGCTTGAGTATGGTCACAATACAATATCAGTTTCACACACTGATCCTGATTCAATAAGGCTGATGGTGGAAGGATACATATTCTATGAAACCGTATAATGTTGAAATATTCAACAGACAGTTTGAGCTTTTAGCACACACTAATGTTGATGATATAGTTTTGGATTATGACTACTTGTCACCAAACGATTCGGAGCTTGACATTCGCTTGTCAGGCTTTTTTGATACGTTTGCAGCACAGGCGGTCATTCCTGAAAACGGGATGTTAAGGGCATTGAGCATTCCGGCACTTGAAGGATTGATGGATGCCGTTGGGGTCGGTGCTTACATAAGACTTCAGCGTGATGATACTGACATCTTCGGTGTTATCACTTCCATAACAACTTCAGACGATGCCTTGCTTACGAAGGTTGGCATCCAGCCGTTTCCTTCTGCGATATTCGCAACTGAAATCTTGTTTGACACAAACCAACAAGGAACGGTGGCACTTGAAGCGGTCATTTCAAACCTTATCACGGCTTCATGGATAAGCAACGCAGACACCTTACAGAACATACCAGGTTTGACGGTCACAACAACATCAAGCACTGTTGCATGGGGTATGAATCTGAAGCCAGATACTGAAGGAATGCACCATTGCATTATTGATTTCTATGATGTGCTTATCAGAAGGGCATTGGAAGAATACGGCATTGCCATTCACACTTCAGTTGATTTTCAGAACGGTGCGATCAGTTTGACTATTGGAAAAGTGGTCGGCACACAGACCATTGAAGCCGATTTGCCAAACGTGTTTGACAGAACTTTTTTAATAAACGAATCGTCAAAGAACACCAACAAGCTGGATGTATATAATTCGGCAAATTATACAAGCACGATAATTTACTACAAGCACACTGACGGAACGTATGACACGACGAACAACAACAGGCTTTATCCTGTGGTGCGTGAAGTCCAGGCGGTTGAAGTTGAAGAAGGAAGCACCTTTGCACAGGCGGCTGCGTCGGCTGCCGCATCCGTGTTCGGTGAAGTTACTTACAACAATCTGATTGAAATCAAGTGTTTGTATGATGACGAACTGATAAGACCAAAGGAGCTTAAAATCGGCTCTGTGGTAACGGTCATTCATGAAGGCAATGCCTATTCATCAATATTGACAGGGTATCAGCTTGAAAATAATGTTATCAATTTGATATTCGGCTCAATCAGAGCTGACCTTACTAAACTTTTAAGGAGGAACTCATGAGCATACAACTTGTAACTTATGCAAATCAGACGGTTACACCAACAAATGATGCCATTATCTATGAAAGAGCCATAGACCAGAATGGCATTTTTTACGGCTGTAACGTGACGGTAACAAGCAATACCGTCAATATCACAGGCGGTTATGGCATCGTTTGCGGAAGGGAATTTGTAATAAACAGTGATTCACTCACGGTCACACTTGCACCTTCAGGAACGCTTCAGGGCAGACTTTATGTGCGCCTTGACCTTGCAGACGCAGATGCACCAATCCAGCTTCTGACAGCGACAGGCAGCACACTTCCGGCACTTGTTCAAGACGATGATGTGAACTACACAAACGGTGTGTATGAAATGGAACTTGCGACATTCACTGTTGGTGTTTCTTCCTTGTCTGATGTTGTAGAAACGTTTGAAACAATAGTCGGTACAATTCAAGGTGCGGAAATAGTTACTCTATTATGGACTAATCCAACCCCAACATCGTCGTTTTCGTCGCAAGACGTAGCATTACCGGATGGAACGTATAGTGCTTATGATTTTATAGAAGTTGTTTACGTTTCAAGTGTTGCTGCTGACGATCCTGTAATCGGACAAGTTGTTATGGATAAAACACCGTGTAAGTCAATGTCAGTTGCAATTTCAATAGCATACAACAACGATTGGTATATTAGACACCGAGCACGTTGGTGGAACGGAACTGGGACGAAAATACACTTCGACACGGCATTCTATAACAGTATGACAAACACATCAGCACAGGGTACAAATGACGCAACGTGTGTTCCGTATAAAATATACGGCATTAAAGTAATTGGGGGGAATGTTTAATGAACTTCGGAACAAAATTAAGAACTATTCTTGCGGTTGCAACTTCTCTGAATACCGCACTTATGGCAACAGACATAACTGAATTTGGAAACTCAAAGCTGGACATCATCTACAAGGTGGTGTCTATTATTTTGAACTTTGTGATTGTTGCTTGTGTCACATACTACAACAATGATTACACAGAAGATGCTTGTATTGCTACAGGTGAGATGAGAGCCAAAAAAGCAGAATACAAGGGCAACGTGAACGGAGAATACTTCCATGTTGATGACGAAGAGGAGGTATTTGACGATGAACAGTAAGATTTACAGACAGGCAGACAGCCGTTGGGGTAGTTTGCCCTATCCTACAAAAGCGTATTCCTTTGCTGGTAACGGTTGCGGTTGCTGTGCTTGTACTCACAACAGCATTGAAATTCCTAAATATGCAAACTATACGCCAGCAGATGTCAGACCGTATATGGTAGGGCAAGGCTTTGCAACAAAAGGGCATGGCACAACGTGGGATGGTATCACCAAAACACTTCAGCATTACGGCTTTACGGTTGCTGTTCCAAATATCAATTCATCCATGACACCAGCATGGACATATCTGAACAAACCAGGCGCACCTAAACAGGGTTTGCTTTTGTTTAGAGCTGGAACAAGAGGCGGTGTGCGGTGGACTTCAAGCGGTCATTATGTTGCTTTTTTGGATTACCGTGTAACCAACGGCAAACACTACTTCTACACCAAAGACAGCGGTGGCAGACATCATGACGGTTGGTATTGTTACGAAACAACTATGCGTGGTCTGCTTCCAAAGATTTGGATCGTGACGGCAAAACCTAATGCACCAGCTCCAACACCAACACCACCAAAGCCAAAATCATACAAGCTGACAGTAGATGGTAAATGGGGAAAACAAACCACCATCACAACACAGCACATCTTCGGTCTGAAGGAGGATGGCATCTGTGGTAAAGCCACATGGAAGGCCATTCAGAAGAAAGTCGGCACAACGGCAGACGGAGTTGAAGGAAAGAACACCATCAAGGCGATGCAGAAATTCCTGAATGCAAAGATCAAGGCTGGTCTGAAGGTTGACGGCAAGAGAGGCACAGCTACCAACAAGGCTTGGCAGAAGTGGTGTAATACACAGGTGCTTCCCCAATAGTCCAACACCAACACCAACCGAGCTAAAGAAAAAGTGCATTGATGTCAGCTATTGGCAAGGCGCAATTTCACAAGCCAATTGGGAAAAGGTAAAGAATACCTGTGGTTATGCGATTTGCCGAGCATCGTACACCAATCAGAAGTCATTCAAGCTGAATCGTGACAGCACATTCAGTGCGAACTTCACGAATGCGAAGGCTGCCGGTCTGAAGGTCGGTGCTTATCACTATTCCCAGGCAATCACCGTTGCAGAAGCAAAGACCGAAGCTGAATATCTGTGTAACATTCTGAAGAACTTCACACCAACATTCTATGTGGTCTGTGACTTTGAATATGGTGGCAGACTTAACAGCAAGATTGGCAAGAAGGCTTCTGACATTGCAAACGCATTCTGTGATGTTGTAAAGGCTCACGGTTATCAGCCTTGCATTTATGCGAACACATCAACATTACAAACCAACTTAACAGCTCCTAAATATCCTGTTTGGGTGGCACAGTACAATTCAACTTGCACCTACAAAGGCAAGAAGGTCATGTGGCAATACACTTCCAGCGGAAAGGTTGACGGAGTATCAGGCAGAGTAGATTTATCACACGTTTATTGAGGCTAAAAAAATGACAGAGGCAACAACGGTTATTATCAATTCAATATTGTCAGCTTGTGGAGCAGCGATCTTCACAGGCATTTGCGTATGGGTCAAAGGCTTATACAAGAAGTCCAAGAATTATGACAAGGCAGTCAAGGCACTTGCACATGATGCGTTCTTC